TGTAATGCTTTTCCGTTAGTAATTCCTTCGGGAATTCTAAGATCAAAATTAACACTACTGCCAGGGGATGTTACTGGGGCTCTCCAAAATGTTTTAATAACTCCCTGACTTAATCTATGGCGATCAGATTCTTCCCTTCGTACTCTTACTATTTGATAGCTAGTAATCTTACTTAATAAAGAAGGACAAGATGTAAGGTCTATAGTAAATTCTAGTCCTAAAGTAAATCCTATGGTATTATATTCAAAAGGAGTTCCTGTGTTCTCTTGTAATGCAGTAGGATAATAGTAGTAGTCGACTCCATCTACTGTGCAAGTTACTTCATCATTTAAATCTACTAAATCTGGAAATTTAATATCTCCAATATATTCTACATAAGTAGCTTCTCCTTTGTTAGTATAAAATACTATTCCAAAACGATATACTTCTCCTCTTTTGTATCCACGTAGTAAACCTGATAAAAATGGTGATGCAAAACTAGGAAATGTAGTATTCTCATAATCTCCGTAACCATCATTTAGATTATGTGGAGGAGAATCAGGCACATTAGTAACGTTACCAAAACCTTCTACAGGATTGTTACCGTCTATAGTCATAGGTTCTAAATGAAACTTATAACTAATATTTGGCCCGTCTCCTCCTAAAGTAGTTCCGTTAGATTTGTATTTATATTGAAGATCGTTATGCCAATTTGGATCCCATTGTGCATCTGTGTTATATCCTCTATTAGGAGAAGCAACACTAGAAACATTAAAAGCATTCTTAAGATTGTTTCCTGTAGGATCTAAAGGATTTGGATCAATTGGAAAAGGAGTTTCAATTATTCCTCCAATATTTCTAAATCTAAATGTTTTAGCATCAAAAGTTTCAGGAAGTTCCAATAAATCTTGCACACTAATAACAGATCCTTTAATGTTTGCTATAACTAAAGAAGCATCTTTTTGAGTTAAAGTTTTAGCAGTTTTAAATGGATAAGATTTAGTAATAAAAGTTAAAAGTTCCATAGGAAACTCTTGGCCTTCTGATCCTGTGTAAGTAAATGTTACCGTAGGTTGATTGTTAATTGAAATATCTTCTACAATTAAAACTTCAGGTATAGGATCAAGGGCACCTCCATCTGGATACCTAACTACTATAAATTCTATAGTCTCATAGTTACCATAATCTGAAGTATCTACTAATATTTGTATAGATTTATTAGTGTTTTCATCTATGACAGCAGGTCCAAAATAATCTGCGGATTGTGTTAAAGTTTCACTAGTAGAAACTATGTGAAACAAATTACTTGGGGGAGACACTAAAGTTTCTTTACCATCTAAGGTAATTAATCTATAAGCAACTTGATATACTCCCGATTTCATATTGCCTCCTCCAGTAACTATTTTTAATAAAGGTTGAGTATATGTAATATCTGGAAACAAATCTAATACTCCAGGAGGAATAGAACTTAAGTCAGGATCTGTAATGTTAATAGATCGTAAAAAATTATTATAATCTGTCCAATAAACTCTTTGGATACAATCAGATTCATAATGTCCTAAAGCTTCTATAGGCCATTCTTTTTTAAATAATAAAATAGAACTATAGTAAATTAATCTAGGATAATTAGGAAGTATATCTAAAGTTGCTTCATCGTATTCTACTTCATAGATCCAACCGTTTGATCCTGAATCATCTGCAACAAAAAAGATAATTTTATTTCTGATTGTAGTGTATCCTATAATTGTTGGAATACCTGATGCTGTCCAAAAACCAAAAGGATCTCCTTCTGAAGATTCTGACGGTATTGTAAATGCTTGAGTGTTACCTTTAATATTTGTCCAAGACCCCATAGATTCTCCACGATCTGTAGAAATTCTAATGTCGCTAGCATCTATATAAAAATTTGGGCCAATAGCATCTCGTCCCGCATCTTTATTAAGTCCTGAATAAGTATTTACGTGTCTTTCCATTTTATACTGATGTAGCTCCTCCTGCTGTAGGATTTGACATTACACTTGTTGCATTAATTGTAGATACTAAACCTAGAGTTGCTTTAGGTCTAAACTTACGTTGTTCTGGAAGTTGCATATTAGCAAAGAAGCTAGCATGATCCTGAAGCTGCGGAATAGTTCGTACAACAGAGTTTTTAACTGTTTCTGCTTCATCAACACCGTTCCATTGTTTAGCATGGTTAACTGCTTGTGCAAAATACCAATCACGATCTCGTTCTATAATTTGATATTTATCGCCAGCAAGTTCGTTACGTAGCCAAAGTTTTCTTGCAATTTTGTGTGCAATATAGTGAGAACCTGCTTCTAACCATTGTTGTTCTCCAGGAATAGTAGGATATCCACAATCGTCGGTTGGTATGGCCGAGTAACTCATTGCTACAATACCGTGAGATTGAGTAGTAAAAATATAACCTTGCCCTACTGTGTAAGTTTCTCTAGCTTCTGAAGTATAGTCGCGATTATCTAAATGGTACTTTTTGTGGAAGTAATCTGTCTTCCACCGCATTGGAACCATACGTCCTTGACCACATTCTGCTTCTTCTAAAGTTTCTGCACCTTCTATATTAGCAGTTTGACCTATTTTATACAAGTCATAAGGAAGATCTCCACGTCCGTCGCAGATTTGAATATAGGCAATTTTTTCCTCCATAGTCACACCTACATTTGTGTGCGCCATGAACTCTGCCAACCATTCTACTCCTTCTTCTTCGGTAATATCGTAGTTAAAGCCGAAATCCCTGATAGTTTTATCAAGGATTGTTTTATATGAAACAGTTTGTCCAGCGTACATTAGTCTAAGCCTTTCATTATAGAAGCAAGTCGATCAGCTATAGAAGTTTTTTCTTCTAATGGATCCTCTAAATGTACAGATTTTTCTTCTGTATATTGCCAGCATCCTTCTGCATCTTTGAATCGTTTACATACTTTTTTGATGTAACCTCCGTCAACTTTTTCTACTTTCACTTCTTCAGAAGAACCGTCAGCAAATTCTTTTTTAATGCACTTAGTCTCTGACTCAACTGCTTTATTGTTGCTAGGCGTTTCTTTCATCTGCCCTAATTCAACCATCATCATTTTATCCATAGTAAAAAGTTTTTCTATTTGGGTCTTTTACAACCTTAGCTATTAATCTAGAGTATTGTCTAGATGGCTTAAATTTATAAAAATTTTTATATTTTAAATTTGCTGTTAATTTATCCCAATAGTGTTCATAGAATTCTTGATTGCTATGTTCATTTTCGTGATAAATTACTGTTTTATTATCTATCTCAGTAATCTCTTGTCTAGATAACTCTGGGTATTTATTATGCCAATGTGCCCAGGTTTTATGCCAATCAACTCTTAAACTTTTGGACTTTACTCCATCTTTTTTAAAAAAGTTTAATCGTTGAGTTCGCACTCTAATCTTACCTATAGAATTAATCTTTAATTCTAATCCTGTTGTAACAATTGCATTACTAAAAGTTTCTATTACTTCTTTTAAAAATGCATTGTATGTAATTTTATCTATAACTTTTTCTTTAGCGTTTTCTAGATAAAATTTGTAAAAGTCATTTTTCTTTACATTTCCTTTGACTTTTCCTTTACCTCTTTGAAGGTACTTTAATTTTTCGCTCATTGTTGTCTACCTGCGCTTTCGTTTACTCTTTCGTCAGCAGTATCATTAGCATCATCATACTTAAACATATCTCTTTGCATTAAACTTTGCAAAATGATAGGTTTAATATATGCCCACATCCACGAGTTTAATGGATAAGGATCAGAAGGTTTCCAACAAGGACTATTAGTTTGGCAATTCGTGTATGCGCCTAGCTCTGTTGGATCTTCAAATACTCCTCGTACTGTTATGTATTTAATTAAATAATGGGTACTTTCTTTGCTAAAAACATAAAGATACCCATCATATAAAAATGTGTAAATAGCTTTTTTAGTTGTACGTCCGTTGCCTGCATAAGGAACTCTAGAATAATCTATAAGCAAAAATCTAGGTTTCATTATATCTGCAGGGCCCACTGATACAATAGCTTTTTTAAAAAATAATTCTATTGTATTAGGAATCTGTTCTTTAGTTCTTAAAACTTTACATCCTGCAGGAACAGCAATACAACATTGAATAGGATCTACCAGTTCTAATTCTAAACAAGAAAGGTCTTGAATAATAAATGGATCTATACTACGGTTTTTGTTGTACTCGTTTCTTAACCATAGGGCACGCTGTTCATTTATTAAATCTGTGTAGAATTCATAAGAATATGAAGACTCTACAGAGTTAATTGCAAGAGATTCATCTAATTGAGCTTGAAGGTCTTCTAATGACAACATAATAACAAATATACGATAAATTAATTAACGTCCTTGACCTCTATAGGATTTCTTGTAGTTTCTAGAAGTTTTACTTTTAGAAGTCTTAGTTTTCGCGTGTACGCATGGACGAGATACTTTAGTTACTACTCGTTCTGCTACACCTGATCCTTTTGCTTTAGACATGACTAACGATTTTTAATAGTAAAATTTAAAATTGTAAATAGATAAAACTCTCTTGATATATCTATTTCAATAGTAAAGAAATCAATTTTGCCAAATCTAAATCTTATGGCAAATTTGTCCCATTGTTTATTCTTTACTTTCCAAATATTTCTTATTATCATTTTATATCATTTGATTCAATTAACGTATAGGTAAAGTTATTTCCGTGAAGTGTTCTTGCTTTACGACAAATTACCATAAACTCTTCAAAGTTCATAGACTTTTTAAATACTTGACATCCTTCTGACCAGTTTTCTACAAATGTAGAATCTGAACCTGCTTTATGAATATTGATTCCAAACAAACCTTCTTGTGTTTTATCTTCAGCATATACCATATTACGGTCAGCATCACGATAAACTTTTACTGGTTTATTTTGTCCTAATGCTTCATACTTACCTGCATGAAGTCTAATAATGTGAGAATTAATATATTGGCCTTCAACAAGTCTTGCAACTCCTGCTTTGTTACCAAACTTCATAACACCTTTTGTACCAGGGTCTGTTGTAGCTGGCCAACAATGAAAGCTATCCATACCGTTAATAGTATAAGACAAAGTTAAATGGTCATCAAATAAGTTAGTTACTTTTTGTTCTGTAGAAGAGTTACGAACTCCTACAATATTTACCATATAGTCTTCTCCTTCAAACCATTTGTATCCTTTAGCTTTAACTGCATTTTTAATTTGCTCTAATGTATATTTAGGAGCAGCAGTTGGTTTTGAAGCTACAGGTTTACTTTCTACAGTAATACCCATCTTAGCTAGTGTAACAGGGCCTACTACTCCATCAGGAGTTAATCCATTCTTAGTCTGCCAAGCTTTAACTGCTTCTTCTGTCTTAGGTCCAAAATTTCCTACTGGATCTACACCTAATACTACTTGAACTTTTTTAACAACCTCGTTGTTGTCTCCTTTTTTAAGTACCATAATTATCCTATTTCTTCGTTAGTAGTTTCTTCTTCTTCAGTATTTTTTTCTGCTTTCTTTTTTAGGCTTAGTATTCTACCTGCTGTAGTAATACCAAAAGCACCTAAAGTTAAGATCATAAAACCATCAAAGATAAATTCTTTGATAATTAATTCTTTACTAAAAATTCCTGTAACAACATCAACAAGTAACACAGTTACCATAGCAAAAAAAGATATTACTCCTACAAATGCTTGTTCGTTGATATTGTTATCATCCGAAATCAAGTCTCTAAAAAATTTTTTCATTCTAATGTATCTCTTTTAGTTTTACCCCAGAAGTTCTTCTGTTCTTTAATAACTACTGTATCATGAATAACAATAGTGTCATGAATGTAAATTCTTATTTTTTTAATAACCTCAATGGTTTCTGCAACTGGTGTTTGTGCTAGTTCACCTTCTGCTGTTAATACAGTTTTCTCAAGCTGTTTTACATCTGACTCTAGTAGTCCATTCTCTTCTACTAATTTTTCATTATCAAATTGAAGAGTTTGTGCTGTGTCAACAACATCAATATGCTCTGTACCACTCTTAAGTATTTGAGTAAGCATAAGAGCAATGATTATTGCTATAAGTCCAAGTATTACAAGCTTGTTTTTCATCGCTTAGAGATTATAATGTCTTGTAGTTTCTCAAGGGCTTTTGTATTATTGTTCAAAGCCTCTGTAGTTTTTTGAGCATCTGAAGCAATATAAGTAGTGAGTTCTTTTTGTAACTCATCAACTTTTGTTTTTAAATTGTCCTCAGAAGTTAATTGTCTTTTTAACATAAACCAAAGAACTGCACCTAAACCAAGTACAATAATTCCAAGAGCACCGTATTGAGTTAATACTTCAAAAATTCCAAATGAAGGAACAGCGGGGGTAGCGGCTATTAATACCATAATTATTTTTTATTTAAAACAAATTCTTTTACTGCATCTGATAATTCACTTACGTGTCGAGCTAAATTTTTAATCTCTAATTGAGTTTGTTCCTGGATTGCTTGATATTTTAATCTAGCCTCCTGTTCTACTAATTCTATTTTACCTTTAAGTTTCCCTTGTTCTTCAGTATTTTTTCTCACATCACTATGAACTATCTTTAGGAAGTACCCAATAATTAATACAGCAGTGCCAATTATAAATGTTGTAATTTCAGCAGGTGTCATTTTTTAAACTGTTTGATAATAAAAAAAGTAGAGATTAGGCTTATTGCTATAAAAAACCAAAGCCAAGGGAATGATTTATTCTCTTGGCGGAACTGTGTTCTTTTAGTTTTTTGAGCTTGCTTGTGTTGTTTTGTATCAAACTTTTGATTTGTTTTATTTTCTTTTACTGCAAATTTTAAAGAATCACGGTACATCTTTGATATAACCTTTAGACTATCTTTAAATCTTCTATTGTCAAACCTAGTTTTCCATCTAGTTTTTACAGTTGCTTCGGGACAATTACATGGTACAGAAGTAGTAATATAGATAAGGGAATCTTTACCGTCTGTTCCTTTAACTTTTAAGGTATCTGTTTTAGTAACATAGATTGTGTCACAAGTTATTTTTCCTCCTTTTTTGTAGAATTTTTCTAAATGATATTGTGGATTACAAGAGTTTAAACTAAACAAAAGAAATCCACTTATTATAAAAGTGATAAGCAAAATTAAAATATATCTTACGTCTAAATTCATACTAAGCAAAAATACGTATATTATTAAATATTAAGTAATTTATTTTATAAATTATCTAACTTTTCCGTCTGAAATTCGTAAATTTCTGAATTCATATTCTCCGTCTAAATCTGTTTCAATTGTTGCAAAGCCGTGGTTCCATTTGTTATAGGGGAGGTAATCGGGGGCTAACCCGCATAATGCTCCGATAGAGTAAGTAGTAACTACGTTACCGTCCATATCTTTTTCTGAATGTTCACTAGTTACATGGTGATGCCCAATAGCACAATCTATTTTAGCTCTTGTATATAATCCTCTTGCAGCGTTTACAGGACTAAATACACTTTGTCCAAACTCATGACCGTGAGCTAATGTTAATTTACCTACTTTAGCTATTTGCTTACTTTTTATTAACTGCACACCACTTTCTCCAAATCGAAGAATATTTTGTAATTCAAATTCTGTAATTCCTAAAAGTTCTGGTGCTGCAGTTTTGAGATAATTTTCCCAACGGTCTTCGTGGTTTCCTATTTTAAAATAAATAGGACAATTAAAAAATGCTTGGAGATCTTTTAAAAATTCTCTGGTAATTTCTATTTCTCCTGCTAAATCTCTAAGTCTTTTATCTTTTATAAATCGAGATGCTTGATACATATCAATTGTATCACCATTTAAAAAAACAAAGTTCGGATTAAATTTAAGACCGTAATTTAATGCTGTTTCTAAAGCATCGTTGTCTTGGTAAGGTAAGTGAATATCATTAAGAATTAACCCTCTATTATTGCCCTTTGGAACAACAAATTCTTTTACTTTTTTATAATCAGATTCAGGTAGTTTTGCCCAATTTCTAGCATCTTCTTTTTGTTGTTTTGTGCGCATAGATACATTTATTTTAAAAAATTTACTTCTGCTGTGCTCTCCGCGATAACTGCGAACTGATGCTCTAGCCGCTTCTAGGTTACTAAATAACTCAGGAAAATCGACCATTAATAATTTAGCAATTGTTTGCGTAGGCGTATTAGGATATTTTTTTAAATAATCGACAGTTATTTGGCCTTTTTCTGTCATATTAGTTTAATTATTATTACACATTCTAAGATGCT